CCAGATTATCGTATGCAATCGGATCCCCTCCTTGAATGATTGGGATCACGTGATCGACTGTTGTGGCTGGCATCTGACAGTAGAAGCATGACCATTGATCTCTTTGTAGCACCTCTAAGCGCCTTGATTTATAGGCACGAGTACCACGAGGATCTCCTCGCTTTGTACTCATTGCCATCCTCTAGTCTTTAGATGGTGCAATGCATTACAGTAGTTAGGATCCTCATACTCAGTCCATCCATAGCGATAGCCTACATAGTGATAGTACATCCAGAATTGCTTAATACTATTAGCATGCTTGAGGCTATCTACCTTCATCTGATATAACCCATAGGTCTGCTTGGTGCCGCCCTTATTACCTATAGCCTTATAGTTCCAAGTACTCTCACGAAAAACTATCTCATGATGGCATAGCTCTTGCTTATCAGTTAACTGCTGTTTGGCTAATTGTTTTGCCCATTGTATTTGCTTATTTGACGCCTGTGCATCTAGGGGCATTGCTATAGATAGAGATATCCCAATAGCGAGTGCTACCAGGCGAGCTAGCCCTTTCGGGCTCGCCTTGAGCCCCTGATGGGCTCTAGCGCTGAGAGTACCAGACGTGTCAAGCCCATTAACATAAGTCCTGTTCAGAGGCGTGTCGCTCATCGATTATCCGTTGAATAGAATCCAGAACCCTTAAACGAGACTCCTACTGAGGAATAGACTTTATGCATAGATGAATGGCAGAATGGGCATTCCAGATCATGAGGCTCATTGATACTCATCCATTGCTCGATTCTGGCATTAGATTCGCATTGCTCATTGTCGCACTCGAACTCATAAGTCGGCATCTGGATCAACCTCACACGTCTTACATGTAGGCGTAAACGCCCACGCGCCGCACATCTTGCAACGCATAGGCTCTAGTGTATCTCGATCACCTTTGAAATCCCCGTAACCTGACTTGAGCAATAGATCGACCAGATCACCAAGCCGCATAAAGGCCAGATAATCCTGAGGATTAGCTTCTCCTTGGCCATTCAAGCGACACACCACGATTGGCAAGTCATGGGACTTGCTAGCTCTTTTGGTGACCTGATCGATCCACGCCTTTGGCTGGAACGCCGATCTAGCTTTAACTTCCATGTCGAACGGGACATGAGTTATATCTTTTCCAGCCCCTCGACCGATGTCCGCGTGAGCCCACCATTCCGAAAGGTAACGGGCTACGGTTCTCTCAGTCGAGAATCCTCGGTATTTACGGCTTTGTGAGGCCATTAACCGCATGACACTTTCTGCATGACCATGCTTTACTCTGTAAGTTCACTTTGATCTCTGATACTGGAATCGCTTCATTACATAAGCAACATCTAGTCATCATCGTGAACTCTTCTAAAATAGCCTGCACTTCTTTAGATCGTGCGATCTCATCTTCTGTAGGAAATGACTCCCATTCCCCATCTTGGTTCATAAACTGTAGTTTTCCCATTAGACTCTCGCCTTCTGGCGTTGCCATGTACCATCTGGGGCAATCTCATACCAAATCGGATCTTTACATTGATCGATCCGCGTTGATGTGCATTTGAAATGACCCCAAGGCTTACCAGCCTTACTAGTGCCAGTTTTCCACATCATTTCGCCATGATGGCATTGTGGAATATCCTTCTCGGTCTGGCCGCCAATGATCTCTTTCACCATCGACACAGCTTCCCCCATTGTGGGCGGCATAGTCGCTGACTTGGTAGTCCATGGATCATCCTCCTTTACTACTGGAATGTATTCGCCCGATGTGCTTGCCATCTTAGCCTTTACTTCATCAATGCTAGCCTTTACTTCATTCGACTTATTAACTTTGACCATCTCTTCTCGTGACGCTCGCTTTCCCTTTGTTGCATATCCTGCGTTAGCAAGCGCTCGACCGATAGCACTAGTCTCACAATTCTCCAGCGCGCTTGTCGCATTGACACCTCGACCTTGAATCGTTTCCTCTGCAAGTCCTGTAGTCCATGGACGAATGTCCGCCTCTGTACGATATACAGAAGCCTCAACAATAAAACGGCCGGGACTTTGATCAAGTAACTTTGTATGTATCTGGCCATCTGGGTGATCCTTCCAAAACTTAATTAAACGCTCTTCTACTGTCTCATAATCTTCTAAGTTAAACATATAATTCGTCCTCCTGTGTGTGTATTGCGCCCATTATTGCCCCATAGGCGCAGAGATCGAGATAGGTGTCAACCTTAGGCGTCTCCATTGATCTTGCGAGCTTGACCAGTACCATAATTCCAGCGACCTGATAGTCCATGATTGGCACTTCGAGGTATGCGCTGAGTAGGCGTGCCGTTCGCTGCATATTGTCCGTCGGATGTCCGTAGTCCATGCCACGATCTTGAATGATTGCTTTTGCTTCTGTAAGGAAATCACCTGCGTTCACACTCTCACCTTATCCTTGGCTTCGTAGTAATCTCTGACCGCTTTACGGCCTTTGAGATAACCTACACGAATTCCTATAGACCGGCCAAAGTGGAACCATAACGCCGAAATAGTGATAAGAGCTATAACGTCCTGAGTAACTGTATCGAACATTGTTAAGCCTTTCTGTGGATGCCCTTCATCCGTGGCTTAACCATCTCATACCCCAAAGGGGAAAATCTAGATATTCAGATAACGAAATGGTAACAATTCTGCGTCGTCTATGTGATCGTCAATATCCCGATCAAGATCGTTATCTAGGTCGTCCATAGCGCTTGCCTGAGACTACGAAAGTTCCATCCTTTTCCAGATAGATCAGATCGACCTGAACGTTCTTACCCTCGACGTACATGATGGCGAATGCCTGTTGCCAGTTAGCCGATCCCTTGGTGTATGACGCCTTAGAAAAATCCATGAGATTCCCCACCTCGATACCATGTAGAACACGCCCTATACGGCCTCCAGAGGCCTCTGAGAACGATGATCTGCCTGCTCTGTGAGTATGCCCTGAGATAACGCTCTTCCCGTGCCTACGAGCCGCCTCAAGGGCTGAGAGCCCGCCCTGTGACTTAATAGGGGTATGATCGCCATGGACTGCAATCCAGCCTGGCGCGATATTGTATGGCTTCTTATGGAAGGTAATTCCTAGCTCATCGAACCGCATGAACTTCTCGAAGCGAAGCTCTGGCAAGGATAGGAATGAGGGAATCTTCCTCATAATCTGATTGTAAAGGCGGTCTGTGTGGTTAGACCGAATCGTCTGTGTTACTTGTAGATCGTAAAGTACTTGAACAGCCTCATCGCGATCGTCTCCAAGCGTCTGCTCATAGGCTTCGGGTGTGCCTTCTGACCATTTCGAGATGGTATTGAAGTCAATCTCATCTCCAATCGTGACTACTTCATGCGGCTTAAACTTACTGATAAAACTGGCTAGATTCTTGACTGCGTGTCTATCGTGGAACGGCACTTGTAGGTCGCTCACTATGACTATGCGCTTCATTAGTCCTCTTCGTCGTCCTCATAGGGTAGGCGATCCACTCGGTCAGGGATCGATGGCAAGATCCAGTCAGGATAAGCGCCTCGGTCTGTGATAATTGCTAGACAGAGATCAACAGCGAACCCAGCACGACGAAGAGACTTATAGAACTCATGCATAGATATAGCGTATGCGTCGAGTGCGTTGTAAGTGTCTAGGTCGATGACCTTCTTCTTAGCCATGTCGAAAATTATCGCTCTAGAAGTATGTTGTAGATCTCATCGACACGCGAGTTTAGTCGCTTAATTTCGGACAGTAAATGAGTGATGACGTAGCCTGCCAGACCACCAATGACGGCAAGACTAGCAAAGTAAAGAGTGAAGAAGTTCTCCTGGGTCATTTTTTCTTCTCGACTGTATCGACAGCCGCCTCAATAGAATCAACGATGACGTCAGCGATTGCCTTCTTGGCTCGATATGACTTGATCGCTTGGCGCAGTACTGGAATCGCAATGAGTCCGAGAGTTGCATAGATAATTGCTTCCATTTACTTTCCTCCTAGTAGCGGGATATTAAAGAAAGAGCCGTCTTGATCGCCTTGTTTAGTGAAAGAGATATGGCAATGCGCGTTATGTGGATTACTTCTCT